CCATTGCAACAGAGAAGTACATGAAGAAAGCTGGCTGGATTTCCAAAAGCTACAAACTCAGAAAAGAAGTGGTGGAAGAGTTTGCGAAAGCCTGTGAGGCAGCAGGGGTAAGCCAGGCAGGGCAGATCATGGCAATGATGCAGGAGTTTGTGAAAGAACAGAACAATAAGTAATGTAACGAAAGGGGCATCCGTTTAGCGGATGTCCTTTTTGTGTGATCAAACAGGAGGAGCGGAATGACCGGAAGAAAAAGTAAATATGAAACACACGTGAAGCCGTATCTTCCGGAAATTGAGAAGTGGTGCAACACCATGACGGAAGCACAGATATGCAAACGGCTTGGTGTTGGGAAGAGTGCATGGAATGAATATAAAAAGAGATTCCCGGAACTAATGGAAAGTATTAAAAGGGGAAGGACAGACCTTGTATCTGATCTGAAAAGTGCACTGATTCGAAAAGCGAAAGGCTATGAATACACAGAAACCAAGATCACAAGGAAAAAAGTAGAGCTGTCGGATCTGATGAAACAGGCACTAATTAAAGCTGGTTTCGAAAAAGAAGCACTGGAAAGAGTTGACCTTGTAAAAACAGAAATCAGCCATAAGAAAGCTTCTCCGGATGTTGCGGCAATCAATTTGCTGTTAAAGAATTACGATAAAGAAAACTGGGCAAACGATCCGCAGATGCTGCAGATCAGGCAAGAAGAGTTGCGGCTCAGAGAAAAACAGGTAGAGAGCAATACATGGTAAGCGAGGTTAAGGAATGGCAGATAAAAAAGTATATGGTATGTATGAAAACAAATGCAAAGTAGAAGTCATACCAAGAGAAGATATCAAGAAGATGATGATTGATATCAGTGTGACACCGAACGATGGAATAAAAACAAAAACAGCGACATGCCCAGATGGATGCAATGAATCTAATACAGTAGTACTTGGTATCAATGTGTCACAATATTCAGGAAAAATAGAGATATCAACTGGATCATACTGCATCTCAAACGGTTCAATACAGAACATCGCAGCCGCAATGCTGGATGGAAAGAATATATGGATTTACGTAAATACAGATCTGCTTGGAAGTACAACGGATAAAGTGACTGTGTGGATCAATCTTCTGAGGTACAATTGATATGAAACATACATTAGATACATTCTATAAGTCAAAAGAGTGGGTGAGTCTGGTGGGTACTATCAGATTGCAGAGGATCAATGCTCAGGGTGATCTGATCTGTGAGTACTGCGGGGAACCTGTTGTGCGGGCATACGACTGCATCGGACATCATGTTATTGAGCTTAACGACAACAACGTGAATGATGCAATGATCGCACTGAATCCAGATAACATACAGCTTGTACATCATAAGTGTCATAACAGGATACATAAGAAGTTCTGCTATGGCGAAGACATGCGGCAGATTTTTCTGGTGTATGGATCACCACTGTCAGGTAAGACGAGCTGGGTGAGGGAAGTGCAGAACGAAGGAGATCTGATCGTTGATATCGACAGTATCTGGCAGAGCGTGAGCGGATGCAATCGTTACACAAAGCCTGGAACGCTGAACAGTATTGTATTTGGCATACGGGATTATCTTATTGAGAGCATCAAGTACCGGCGTGGAAAATGGCGGAACGCTTACATTGTCGGCGGTTATCCGCTGATCAGTGAACGCGAGAGACTGTGTAAGATACTTGGGGCAAGGGAAATCCTGATTGACACCAGCAAGGAGCAATGCCTTGCACGACTGAATAAATGTGCGGACGGCAGGAATATTGCAGAATGGACGGAATACATCGAAGAATGGTGGCACAGGTACTCCCCCCACGTCCCTTGATACGATGGATGGGAAGGACTGTCGGGAAGGTTGTTTCTCTCACAGAAAACCGAAAAATGAGATTTTTGGATTTGAAAAATGAGAAAAATTGAAAAAGGAAAGATTCTATGGACAGAAAAGCAGAATTATTAGAAACCATAGACCATAACAAGGCTCTTATACCGTTGGTAAATGAAGTAGTCTTTTTGGAAGGCAGACTTGAAGAACTGAAAAAATTACCGTTTTTAAAGATCCATCCAAAGCAGCCAGACCTGCAGAGAGCCACACCGGCAGCGAAGCAGTATAAAGAGCTTTTACAGCAGTACACAAATGCAGTTAAAATTCTGATGCGGGCAAGCGGCATTGATGAGGATGATGAAGACAGTCCACTGCGAAAATGGGTGAAAGAACATATCAACGGGGGTGAAGAATGATGGATGAGTACGCAGGATTATCACCGGTACACCGGGCGATGGTACAGGCACGCACAGCTCACAGCGACACAATAGGGATAACAGATGGTGATCCACATTTTGTTATTGATACCGTGAGCAGAAAAATTATAAACAACAGCGGAAAAGACACGCTTGTGCAATACGACCATAATTCAGAACGATTAACATTCGAATTACCTCGCTATATCGAAGGACACGATATGAGCAACTGCAATAAAGTGGCAATCAGTTATCTTGATGTCACTGCGGCCGGATTATATGAAGTAGATGATCTGGCAGTAAAAGAGGCAGATACGGAGACAGTTGCTTTCACCTGGTTAATTTCATCGAATGTAACACAGATCGTTGGGAAGATTGCTTTTGCAATCGAATTTGAGTGCGTACAGGAAGGCGGAGAAATCACTTATAAATGGCACACCGGCGTAAATGAAGACATCCGGGTTATCAGCACAATTACAAACGATGCCACTGTTGCACAAGAAAATGTGGATGTACTGGAAAAGTGGAAACAGGAACTGTTTTCAAAAAAAGTCCCGACCAAAACGAGCGAGCTGGAGAATGACAGTGGTTTTTTGGCAACAGACGGTGAGATAAGCTTTGGAAGAAAAGATGGAACATTTGCCGGAATGCAGAGTGTGGCATTGGGGTTGGATGTAGAAGCATTTGGCGATAACAGTTTTGCAGAAGGAAATAATACGGTGGCGTATGGTGACAATAGCCATGCCGAGGGATATCAATCTCAAGCAACTGGTCAAAACGCTCACTCTGAGGGCGAAAATAATATTGCAAGCGGTCAGGGGGCACACGCAGAAGGAGGAGCAGGGACAACCGCATCCAATAAATATGCCCATGCTGAGGGGTCTGGGACAACAGCGTCCGCTCAGGCAGCACATAGCGAAGGATATAATACCTATGCAACTGGAAAGTACAGCCACGTAGAGGGGTATAATTCGAAAGCAACCGCGGATATGGCACACGCTGAGAATTATGGGACGGAAGCATCCGGAAAAAATTCTCATGCAGAAGGGCTTATTTCAATAGCCAAAGGAAATGGTTCTCATGCAGAAGGTTTTGGGACGATCGCATCAGGCAAGTACCAGCATGTTCAGGGAAAATACAACGTGGAGGACACAGAAGGCAGGTACGCCCATATCGTGGGCAGCGGGAGCGATGCGGAAAGGAGGAACATCCATACACTGGACTGGGAGGGCAATGCAGAATACGCTGGGGATGTCACTGTGACCGTCAACGGTAAAAAAGTGCACATATCCACAATAGCCGGGGTTTTATTACAGCCCGGAGCTGCAGCCCACAACGCAATCTACCGGGAAAAATATCTGGGTGATACAGTCACTGCTGAACAGGCGGCAGCCATTGCAGATGGTAGCTTCGAAGCCCTGTTCATCGGTGACTACTGGACGATGGGCGGCGTAAACTACCGGATCGCCGATTTTGACTACTGGTACCGCACCGGATTCCCGGAATCGAGCAGAGTAAAAAAACACCACGCAGTCATCGTACCGGATACCAGCATTGCCACAGGGCAGATGAATGGGAGCAATACCACATCGAGCGGCTACCGGAATTCGCTTATGAAATCCAAAATGAACGATACCATATCGGCACTGCCACCGGAAATCCGTTCAAGGCTGCTGGTACATAATGCATTGCTAGATGGTACGTGGACGGAGACATCCGTTGACCTGATGAACGAGATCATGGTGTATGGGTGCTACGTACTGGCTGACAACAGCAACAAGCAGACATCAGAGAACCGTCAGCTCAGCCTGTTCCGGATGAGTCCGCAGGCACGGTATGCCGGTGGTAATTACTGGCTCCGGAATTATGCCAACGCAACAGAGTTCACGCTGGTGTCCTACTATGGAGACGCCAGCAAGGATGCGGCAACCAGCACCTACGGCATCCGGCCGGTATTTGCAATCTGCGGGGAATGATGCGATATGATAATTCGGAAAAAAACCATCTGGACTCCTGACAATTCGTTTCTGCTGGAGTACCGTGCAAGAGCAGAAACAGGAGAGATCGTCATTGGTCAGGAGCTATGGCAGGAGCTCGACAATTTGGCTGAAGACTTTCACAATGAACGCTATTTTTATGACGTTGAAGCAGCACGGCTGAGAATGGATTTCATGGAAAATTGTATCAGACTTACAAAATCACCTTTTTATAATAAACCCATGGTGCTGATGCTATGGCAAAAAGCATGGATCGAAGCGTTTTACAGCTTCAAAATGGCAGAAAGCGGATTTGACCGATTCAAGAAAACCATCTTGCTGATTGCCAGAAAGAACACGAAAAGCGAAACGTCTTCAGCTCTGGCAAACAGTGAATTTATTGTAGGAAACGAAGGTGCAGACATATGTTGCAGTTCAAACGATGAGGCACAGTGTAGCATCGTCTACGATGCCATTGATCTGATGCGGCAGCTCTATGATCCGGGAGATCTGGACACGAAGCGAAACCAGCGTTTCATCCTCAATAAGGCAACGAACACGAAAATCTTTAAGATGTCGGACCGTACCAAGAACAAAGAGGGGCGGAATATTGATTTTGCCATTGTGGATGAAACACATGAAATGAAAGAAAACATCATAGGAAAGTCCATTGAACAGTCACAGAGCCTGAAAGATAATCCGAAGTTCATCAACATCACAACAGAAGGATTTGTGATAGATGGCTATCTGGATGAAGAACTGAAAAAAGCCAGAAAGGTGATCAGCAGGGAAGACGACACACTGGCAGGCGAAAGGCTTCTGCCATGGCTGTATACGCAGGACAGTGAACAGGAAGTCTGGAACGGAAACCGAAAAAACCGCTTATGGCAGAAATCAAATCCGACACTTGGGATTGTCAAAAAGTGGGAATACCTGGAAGAACAGGTTGATGTGGCAAGGGAATCAAAAGCCGACCGCATTTTTGTGCTGTCAAAAGATTTCAACATCAAACAGAACGGCACGGAAGCCTGGCTGAACCTGGAAGATTATGAATACCATGCAGTGTATGACCTGGAAGAATTCCGAGGATGTATCTGCATGGGTGCGGTCGATCTGTCAGAAACAACCGACCTGTGTGCGGCGAAAATTCTGATGATGAAGCCGGGAAATCCGACCAAGTACATCTATCAGCATTACTTCATACCGGAAAGCAAACTGGAAGATTCCGATGACTGGAACGCAGGGGCACGTTACAAGGAATGGGCAAAACTTGGGATTCTGACAATCACAGAAGGAAATGATATCGACCTGGCGAAAGTTGCAGACTGGTTCTATCAGCTGTATACCGACTACAATATTCGCTTATGGAAATGCGGATACGACCAGCGATTTGCGAAAGACTGGATCAACCGCATGGGATTTTATGGCTGGCAGCGTACCGGGGATGATGATTCCGATCTGGTTATGATTCCGCAGAACGCCCAGACACTTTCAAATGCGATGAAACTGTGCGAAGCGGATCTGAAACACCAACTGATTAATTACAACGAAAACGTTATGGATCGTTGGTGCTTCAAAAATGCGGGCATCAAAGTAGACGATCATGGTCAGTGTCTCTGCATCAAACAGGAAACGAACAAGCGAATAGATGGTGCGGTCTGCCTAATCATCCTGTATGAAATGTACAGGAGATACCGGACGGAGTTCATGCAGATCATTGCGAATGAGAAGTGAGAAAGCAGGTAAATATATGGGATTTTTTGACAGATTAAGAAGAAAACCGCCGAAAACACAGAAGTGGGCACAGACTCTGAATGGTTATGCCCCTGTATTTTCACAGTTTGGGACAAACATCTATGCTTCTGATGTTGTGCAGCAGGCGATCAAGTGCATCGTGGATGAGATGAAGAAATTGAACCCTGTGCATATCCGGTACAACGGAAATGATCCGGTACCGGTAAACAGTGATATCCAGACTGTCCTGAACAATCCGAATCCACTTATGACAACGAGTGAATTTCTGGAGAAGGTCATGTGGCTGCTGTTGCTGAATTACAATGCTTTTATCCTTCCGACCTATTACATGTGGGAAGATGAAAGAGGAATTCAGAAAAGGAAATACAGTGGACTCTATCCGCTGAAGCCGACACAGGTAGACTTTATTGAAGATGCATCGGGGCAGATGTATGTAAAAATGCGTTTCGAAAACAATTTCGAAACAACAGTGCCATATGATGACCTCATTCACATCAAGTACAATTATTCCATCAATGAATATATGGGCGGTGATGTCTCCGGCCAGCCGGATCACACAGCACTGCTGAAAACCCTGGAACTGAATGACACACTGCTCAGAGGGATTGCAAAAGCCATGAATTCGAGTTATGCGGTCAATGGAGTTGTGAAGTATAACACAATGCTGGATGACGGGAAGATGGAAGCGGCATTGAAAGAACTGGAGCGAAAACTGAACAATTCAGAGAGCGGATTCTTGCCGCTGGATCTGAAAGCGGAATATACACCGCTGCAGCACGAAATCAAGCTGGTGGACGAAGAGACACTGAAATTCATTGACGAAAAGATCCTGAGAAACTGGGGTGTACCGTTATCGATCCTGACCGGAGACTACACAAAAAGCCAGTATGAAGCATTTTACCAAAAGACACTGGAGCCGCTGATCATATCCATATCACAGGCTTTTACCAAAAAACTGTTTACAGATCGCGAAAGGTCATTTGGAAACAGGATTGAACTGTATCCGAAAGATCTGATCTTTATGACGGTAGAGCAGACGCTTGAAATGGTGAACTTGTTAAGCAACACCGGTTCCATCTATGAAAATGAGAAGCGTGTGGCGTTTGGACTTAGACCGCTTCCGGAACTGGAGGGAAAGCGTTATATGTCACTGAACTGGGTTGATATGGATATTGCAAATCAATATCAGGTGGGAAAAAACAAGAAAGAAGGAGAAACAGATGGATCAGAAGAATAAACCACTGGAACAGCGTTCCTATCATTTTGAGGTCCGGGCGGAAGAGTCCGAAGCCGGGAATATCATTACCGGCCGGCCGATTGTATACAACAGCCGGACGGATCTTGGATGGTTTGATGAGATCATTGAACCAGGTGCCCTGAACAATACAGATCTGACGGATGTACGGTTTCTGGTAAACCATGATACCAGTAAAATTCCACTGGCAAGATCCAGAAGGAATAACGGAAACAGTACCATGCAGCTCACTACCGACAATGACGGTCTGGGCATCCGGGTAACATTGGACACAGAAAACAACAGTGAAGCAAGGGCACTGTACAGTGCCGTACAGCGTGGCGATATTTCCGGAATGTCATTTATGTTCGGCATCCGGGACGAAGAGTGGGAGAACCTTGACAGCGACCACCCGACACATCATATCAGAGATATCAGCACAGTCGTCGAAGTAAGTGCCGTGACATTTCCGGCCTATGAATCGACTGAAATAAATGCACGAAGCAAGGAGGCATTGGACAATGCCCGGTCAGCAGTGGAGACTGCAAGGCAGCAGGGTGCACCGTCAGTGGAAACTGATGACCTGGAACTTTTAAAAGAAAAAGCAAAAATCTTAGGAGGTTTTTAAGTGGGCAGAAAGAAAGTATTAGAGAAACGCCTGGCAAGACTGCAGGCGAAGAAAACAAAACTGACAGAGAGAGCACTTGCATCCCAGGATGCAGCGGAAGTAAGAAGCATCAATGAGGAACTGGGCGAACTGAATGAAGAAATCGCAGAAACACAGGAAGAGATCGATACGATTGAAGAGGTGACACCGGATCCGGAACCAGATCCGAACCAGCAGAGAAGCAACCCGCCTGTGGGGGCACAGCAGGTAAACAACGGAATTCCGATGGCATCCTATTCTCAGAATCCGGCAGGTACACAGCAGAGAGAGAATAAAGATCCATATGCTTCCATGGAATACCGTGAGGCATTTAAGGCGTATGTACAGAGAGGCACACCAATTCCGGAAAATCTGACACAGCGTGCAGGCGGCGATGCAGGACCAACCGTGGCAGCTGATCTTGGTATGATCATCCCGACAACGATCATGAATGAATTCATCAAAAAAGTTTCCAAAGTGTACGGCCAGCTGTACAGCAAAGTACGCAAGCTGAATATTCAGGGCGGCGTAAAATTCCCGATTTCCGATTTGAAAGCAAATTTCAAATGGATTACGGAAACAACTCCTTCAGGCCGCCAGAAAGCCGGAGACGTAAAAGAATATGTTGAATTTTCCTACAATATCGGAGAGATCCGCGTATCCCAGACCTTACTTTCACAGGTTGTTGCTCTCCAGATGTTTGAGGATGAGATTGTCCGCATTATGACAGAAGCATATGTGGAAGCCATGGACAAGGGTATCATTGCCGGAACAGGAGCAGGTCAGATGCTGGGCATCCTGAAGGATACCAGGGTTACAGAACAGACCGGCCATATTATCGAGTTTACTGCGGAACAGTTTGGAAACTGGGAACAGTGGAGAAAGAGACTGTTTTCTGTGATTCCGCTTTCCAAGCGAGGAAAAGGAGAATTTATTTTTACTGCCAGCACCGTAGAGTCCAACCTTCTGACCATGAAAGATGCAAACAACCGTCCGATCTACAAAGAGGCTGCTGAGTTAAATGTCGGGGAAAGTGCAACAGACGGCAGATTCTACGGCCGTGAGGTTACGATGGTTGAGCCGGATATTGTAGCAGACTTTGATACGGCAGGCAGCGGCGATGTCGTAGGCGTTTACTGGATTCCGGACGATTATGCGATCAACACCAATCTTGCATTTGGCATGAAACGCTATTTTGATGAGGACAAAAACGAATGGGTGAACAAAGGCTTAACGATCGTTGACGGAAAGATCCTGGATCCATCCGGTGTCTATATCATCAAAAAGAAATGATGAGGTGAGAAATGAGCAGCACAACAGTAGAAGCATTAAAAGGATTATGTGCCGCAATCAGAAATGACGGTACGGCAGCAGGTGACATTCCGGGGGATACCATCCCGGAAGTCATCGATCAGATCACGGCAGCGAAAGAAAGCCAGAACAAGGCATTGGAGACAGGCAAAAATACAGGTGAGTAGGAGGTGTCAGGGTGACGGATGAAGAACTGCTTGCAGCAGTGAAAAAGAGGATAGGCATTACAGGTGATTATCAGGACGATACGATCAGCGGGCATATTCAGGATGTAAAAGACTATATGGCAGACAGTGGCGTAAGCGATGCGGTCATGGAGTCCGATGCGATCCTTGGAGCCGTTACCCGTGGTGTATCAGATCTGTGGGATTATGGGAGCGGAAGCGGGGAGTTTTCCCCCTACTTCTTCCAGAGGGTCACGCAGCTGACGTACAAAGGCGGTGAGGGCATATGAGAGAATACAGGCCGGCATCGTTCACGACTCCGATAAAACTGCTGGCACCGGGCTATCAGACAGTCAAGGGTGTGCCAAGGAAGATTTATCCAGAAGATGGAGAACTGATCTGGTGCAGTTTTAAAACTTATGGTGGGACAGAAAGGACAGTCAATGATATCTATGCGATCGAGGACACCGCAGTGATCGAAACCTGGTATCGCCCGGATATCAGAAGTGACTGTCGGATCATGCTGGCAGAAAACGGTGCCGTGTATGACATCCTCAATGAGCCGGAAGATATGGAGCAACGGCATAAGTACTGCAAATTTAAGGTGCAGCGGATCAAGGGAGGTGCGTAGTCTGGGAAAAAATATGCTGAAACTGGATACCAGTGCTTTTGAAGCATATGCAGAGAGACTGGACAGGCTCGGTGCAAACCTGAAACCGATCTTTACGGAAGCTTTGGAACAGGCGGCTGATAAGATCACGCAGGACACACAGGAAGCGATGCAGAACCAGAACCTTCCGGCGGGAGGAAAGTATCACCATGCCGGAAACCCGACAGAAAGAAGTATCCTGGAGCATCCAAAAGTGAAGTGGTCCGGTATGATCGGTGAAATGGGCGTAGGCTTTGACTTTTCAAAGCATGGTGCAGGGGGTTATCTGATTACCGGAACGCCCAGGATGGCACCGGATCGGGAACTGAACAAAATTTACAAAAGCAAACGGTATATGTCTGAGATTAAAAAAGGCATGAGAAACGTGTTTGAGGATGCGATTCAGGACTATATGGGAGGTTGAAATGGAAGATGATTTGATTGAGATCCTGTCAGGCTTTGGCTTCCCTGTATTCCGGCAGGGGAGCCTGACTGATACCGATGCTTATCCGGACAGTTTTTTTACATTCTGGAACAATGACAGTCCGGATCACGCACACTATGATGGGGATGAGTATGGTACCGAATGGGATTTTGACGTAAATTTTTACAGCACGGATCCAGAGAAAACATACAAAGTTCTGACGGATGCGAGAATCCGGTTGAAACAAAACAGATGGATTATTCCAGGCAAAGGGTATGACGTGGCATCGGATGAGGCCACACACACCGGAAGAGGAATGAGGGCATTTTATTTACAGGTATAGGAGGAAAAAAGAACATGGAAAAAAGCAAAAAGATTTATGAGTACAGAGGTGTTTCAGATGCGGTATACGCAGAGGTCCTGAAAGACGACAGCGAAAATTTTACGGTAGGTGAGGTAAAACCGTTTGTCGGTGTTTCGGAGATTGGAAAAACAACAGAGTCCAGTAATGAGCCACACTATTACGACAATATCCCGGCAATCATTATCTGTTCGACTGGTTCAGATGAGATTTCAATCACCGGTTCTGCATTCCCTATGGACACACTGGCAGAAATCACCGGACAGTATTACGATGAGGCAACCGGGATGATGGTCGAATGCGAACGCACGCAGAAGTACTTTGCATTTGGCTACCGCACGAAGCGAACAGATGGAACAGAAGTACTGGTATGGAGACTGAAAGGCTCGTTTTCCATTCCGGATGCCACACACGTGACAGAAGATGACGGAACCGATGCAAACGGTCAGGAAATTACATACACAGGTATTTCCACAACCCATAAATTTACCAAAACCGGAAAAACGGCGAAAGCGGTAAATGTTGATATGGGACTTGATCTGGTAGATGGCAGCACGTTCTTTGATACCGTCCAGACACCGGACAGTGTAAAGGCAAAAACAGCGTAAGGAACGAAGAACGTAAACAGACAGTGAATAAGACTTCCCGGCATGAAATGTGCCGGGATTTTACAAATGGAGGCAGATAAAGTGAAATTAACCTTAAATGTATACGATGAAAAAGGCAAAGTAAAAAAGATATGCGAAGCACAGACGGTAGACCTGGAATTTGGGACGGTCCGTTCGTTAATGAAGGTGCTGAATGTAGACAAGATGGATGACAGCACGGAACTGCTGTCTTCTGTATATGGTGCATGGGAACAGGTGACAGGAGTACTGAACCGGTGCTTCCCTGATATGGAACCGGAGGACTGGGAACATGTAAAGGTGAAAGAATTATTGCCGGTTGTCCTGAACATCCTGAAAGCATCCTTTACTGAAATCCTCAGCATTCCAAAAGACCCAAAAAACTAGAGGGCGGGGACGATGACACCCCGCTTTTTGAGGTGCTCTTTAATATTAACTATCAGTTGTGCAAAGAATTTCCGGCACTGACACCATACGATATAGAAAAACGGACATTTCACGACGTCATAAGGCTTTACAGTGATGTGCGTGTCATGCAGATCCGAGAAAGCAGATATAAAAACAGGAAAAACAGCAGCGTGATAAGACGGCCTGCCGGAGATGACTGGTTTTAGGAGGTGGGAAGATGGCAGAAGACAGCACGACCCGGATGCGGGTGGATCTGTCAGAATTAAAGAAAGAATTTAAAGATGCACAGCGGCAGATCCAGCTTGTTAATTCTGAATTTAAGGCAGCAACTGCAGGTATGGCAAAATGGGCAGATGATGCTGATGGAGTGTCTGCAAAAATTGAACAGTTAAATGGTGTACTTGCGGCAGAAAACGTAAAGCTGCAGTCTCTGGAAGACCAGTATAAACTTGTGGCACAGGAGCAGGGAGAAAATTCCAGAGGAGCACAGGAACTGCTGATCCGGATCAACAACCAGAAAGCAGCGATCGAACGGACACAGGCAGCACTGGTACAGTATGGGGATCGTCTGGAAAACCTGCAGTCTGAATCACAAAAAGCGGCAACGGCGACCGAGCAGCTGCAGAGCAAAATTTCTGATCAGCAGACAGAATTGGACAGCCTGAAAAATAAATACACGGATCTGGTACTTGAACAGGGCGAAAGTTCAGATGAAGCAAAACAGTTAGCCAGCGAGATTCAGGAACTGTCGCAGGAATTACGACAGAACAAACAGAAATTAGAACAAGCAACACAGGCAGCGGGTAACCTGGGTGAAGAACTGGATGATGCCGGAGACGGTGCAGAAGACAGTGCCGGCGGCTTTACAGTTTTAAAAGGTGCACTGGCGGATCTGGTGGCTGATGGCATTAAAGAAGCGGTCAGTGCAATCAAAGAGCTTGCTGCAGATGCACAGGAAGCATATGCGGGATTCCGGGCACAGACGGGAGCCAGTGCGGATGAGATGCGGGAATTTAAGCATGAGATGGATGATCTCTATGCAAATAATTATGGGGAAAGCCTGCAGGATCTGGGAGACAAGATGGCATACATCAAACAGGCCACCGACGAGACAGATCCATCAAAGATCCGTGAACTGACAGAAAATGCGATTGCACTCGAAGATACATTCGGAAGTGATTTTAACGAAACGGTCAGGGGCGTTAATAACCTGATGCAGCATTTTGGGATAACGACAGAAGAAGCCTTTGACCTGTTTGCAAAAGGATCACAGGAAGGTCTGGATTATACAGATGAACTGGGAGATAATATTGCAGAATATGGCGGTAACTTCAAACAGGCCGGGTACAGTGCGGAAGAATACTTTCAGTTGCTGAAAAATGGCACCAAAGGCGGAGCATACAACCTGGATAAGGTCAATGATTCCATCAATGAGATAAAGAACCGCCTGGCAGACGGGACCATTGGTGATACAATGGCTGAGATTGACGAAAAGACAGGAGAACTGAAAGACGGAACTGGTATATGGTCAAAAACCACAGAGAAAGCATTTAAGGAATGGCAGAAGGGTAAAGGCAAAATGAAGGATATCATTGATTCGATTGTCAGTGATATTTCAAACTGCAAGGATGAACAGGAAGCCCTTACCATGGCATCCACGGCATTCGGGACGATGGGTGAAGACGCAAACCTGAATGTTGTGAAATCCTTAACTACTCTTGGCGAAGATTTCACGGATGTGAAAGGAAAGATGGAAGAGGTCAAAAACGTAAAGTATGATACAGTTGCCTCTTCTCTGGAAACCATCAAACGAGGCTTGACTGTCAATGTGGTGGAACCGATCGCAGGACCGGTACTTTCCAGCCTGTTACAGCTCGCACAGTGGTTTCCGAAACATATTCCGGAAATCGTCACCTTGCTCGCATCGGTAGGAACAGCGATGCTAGTGTTTAATGCCGGTGCAGTGATCGCAAAAACAACCGCAAAAATTGCATTGCTGACAGGCGGAATCAAAGCACTGGGGCTGGCAATGGCTGCGAATCCGTGGGGAGCGATCATTGCCGGCGTGGCAGCAGTTGCCGCCGGTATTGCGGCATATACAGCCGCACAGAAAGCAGCAAAAGCCCAGGATGATGAAAATATCCAGGCAACAAAGGAGCTGAAAAAGAGTCAGGAAGAATTAAACGCAGCACTGGAAGATTCGAAACGCACAAGAGAAGAAAATAACACAGCAGCGGAAGCTCAGACAAAACAGGCAGATATCTATGCGGAACGTCTGGAACAGCTGGCAGGAGTGGAAGAAAAGAGTGCGGCACAGAAAGAGCTGATGAAAGACTATGTGGACAAGCTGAATGAGCTTATGCCGGATCTGAATGCAAAGTATGATGAAGAGGCAGATAAACTGAACATGTCCACAGATGCGATCAAAGACAATATAGAAGCCCAGAAAGAACTGATCCTGGCAAAAGCAGCCCAGAAAAATCTGGAAGGGATCGCAGAAGATATCGCAAAGCTGGAGATCGAACAGTCTGATATCGCAAAGCAACACGCAGACAATGAACTTGCACTGCAGGCGGCAGTAGAGAAAACACAGGAAGCAAAAGAAGCCTATGCACAGACAGGCTATGATGTTTCTTCTATGGAGCATAAAAATTATCTGGAGGCAGTTGGAGACGAAGGACAGAAACGCACTGCCTATGAAGAGACAAGAAAGGCACTGGAAGAAAACAAAAAATCTCTGGAAGCCCTGAACGATGAATACAATAATACAGAAAAATACGCACAGGACAAACTGGACGCATCCGAAATGGAAAAGAGTATCGCAGCCATTACGGAAAAAATGCGAAAAAAAGGCATAGAGATACCAGAAGCTGTAGCTGAAGGCATGCAGTCCGGTCAGTACGTCATCCCGGAAAAAGTAAAAGGGATGAAAAACCTGATCAATTTTGATGAACTGGCAGCAGAAGCAGGCTTGAGCGGCGTTGAGATTCCGAAAAACCTCGCAAAAGGCATCAGTGATAACAGCATTTCTGCAAAAGATGCTATTGAAGCTCTGAAAAAAGTAGCTGACTTTGATAATTCAGATGCAGTGAAGAACGCAGAGAAAGCCGGTATCAAGATTCCGGAGTTCCTGCGAAAAGGTATTGCAAGCGGAAAACTGAGTGTAGAGGATGCGGTGAAGCGTGTCAGTGACCTTACGTCATTGGATAAAGCAGTACAAAAGGCAGGATTTGAGGGGCTTGAAATTCCAAAGGCTCTTGCAAAAAGCGTGTTAAAAGGCAAGACAAGCGTGGAAGATGCCCAGAAACGTATCGAAGATGCC